TTCCGCGCCATTTTTATGTCAGCAGAAATAATCTGTCCGACTTCACGCCGGTCAATATATTTCTTAGTATCATCGTCATGTGGAATTAATGACTTATTGGGCAGGACTCTAAAGAATGCTTTCAAAATAATGACTCCTGCCTAGTTTCATTATTAAACCGTTCTTTTGCTGCGTTGTAATAATCTGTGTCTAGCTCACAACCTACAAAGTCACAGCCGAAATAATGCGCGGCTATTGCGCTAGAGCCTGAACCTAAATGAGTGTCGATTATTCTTTGGCCTGATTCAGCATAGTTTTTTAATAGCCATTGATATAATTTAACGGGTTTTTGTGTTGGGTGTATGCGCTTTTCTTTGTTTTTCATATCGCCCTGCAGCATTCCTGACCATTGAAAAGAGAATTTTCTGACTGCAGTCTTAAATGATGTATAAGCAAGCTCACAGTCGGCAAAATCACTTCCTCCGGTTAGCTTATCCCATACAATCCAGCAACTAGAGCCTAAACCTATGTTTTGCATAAAATGATTAGCCCCCCAAATTATCTGATTCTTGCTGATTCTCTGTAATTCAATAAAATATTCTGGATCTGCGGGTTTCAAGTCGTCACCATGAAATGATTTATAATCTTGAGCAATCGCTAATTTCCCCCGACTTGCATTTGTTTTACCGCTTTCTCCAATACCATAAGGAGGATCAACAATCGCTAAATCAAACTCATTATCCTTGCAGGTTTTCATATACGACATGCAGTCAATATTTAATAGCTCTATCATAATATCTCCATCTGATTATCATTATTGATAAACTCTATGACTCTTTCCTGTAGATATTCTAAATCACAAATCACGCCAGCCAGATCAGCTTTAGCGGCCAGCTTTGCAGCATCTTCTTTGCTTAATGTGATTATGTATTCAATCATACTAGCGTCTCATCATTCAGGCTGGTTAATTTCTTGACGCGCTTCCTGACGCGTCTTGTCCAATCTCGATATACGATGTCTTTCTCTTTATCTTGAAGGATCTGATCAATCATTGTCTTGTCATGGTCGGTTAGCATAATTACCCCCAAGTATATAATTCGTCTTTCCAGTTTTTAGGTGGCTTACCCATGTAAAGACGCACAAACTCAAGACTAATATTTCCATAGTCTCCCCATTCGTTGGACGCATCGATATTATTTGGTTTCATATTAAAGCCGTAACAGTCACCATTCTTATCAACCGCTATCCAATTAACCCAATCAGGTACTACTATATTAACGTTCATTGTATTCATAAGTCCTCCAAAGATTATTCAGCTTTATAAACATGTAACTTGCCAATGTCACCAAGTTCTAACTCATGAGAGCATTGATGGCAAAGGGACGGATACCAATTTGCTTCTGTATCGTTGCTTGCCATTTCTTCTGCTTCCTCCTCGCTATCGGCTTCATAATCACCAATATGAACTGATACACCAACCTCTCCGTAAACGCTATATTTCATAATCTAACCCTCTTCTTTTTAATCTCTTTATTTTTATCTCTCAACCATGCTTTACCATTAGCAGTCAAAAAATAAACCGTCGGCACTCGTCCGCCAGCTCCCTCCGTTGGGAATTTTTTAGAATTAATTAACTTAGCCTTCATGTTCTCCGCGATAAGCTTGTTAAGCTCAACCATCTTTATTCTGAGCTGACTCAAGCCTCTACGGGTTAAGTCCCCCTTTTTTATCGGCGCGTGATTTTTCATCATTCTTATAAAGCGATATTTTAAACTCATTTTTAATTGCCTCTTGATTCTGCTGTTTGTTTGCACTATCATATACCAAAAGCAAACGATAAACAAGAAAAGGAAGGCGAATAAATGAGTAACTTGAAGCAATTTAGGAAAGATGCCGGATTAACTTTGCAGGAGCTTAGTGATATGTGCGGAAAATCAAAAGCGCACACATGGGAGCTTGAAAAAGAAACCGCAAACCCAACTTTAAAGACTGCTTATGCAATTGCTAAGATTTTAAATAAAACTGTTTATGAATTATGGCCGGACACCACAGAAATTATAGAAGAAACAGTAATCATAAGAAGAGTTAAGAAATAATTATACAGACAAGAAATAATATATAGGAGAAGTAAAAATGAATGATTTGAGCTTTGAGCAACAAATGATACAAGCCATACGAAACAAAGTTATATCAGAAATACATAAAACAGACTTTACAAGGCTTGAGTATGGTCAAAAAAAGGTGCTGCCAGATAGCTTTATAAATAAAGTGTGGGATGGTATTGACTGGGAAAAGGTAATCAAAGATACAAAGGAGGAAATGCACAAGCGTATTTGTAATGCGGTAATTGGCAACATGGAGACTGAAATTAAAACAGACGTGAAAAGCATTCTTTCTATTGATGGGGTTCGCCAAAAATTAAGGGTTGAAGTTTATCCGGCAATTATGAAAATTCTGGATAATAAATAAGAATCACACAGACAAGAAATAATATAGAGGAGAAGTAAAATGAAATTAGTATTATTAAAGAATATCAAGCATGGCTTTGAGTCAGTCATAATTGTTGATGATGATGATGATGACACCTATGGTATGGGTGATGATTACCTACAGATTAGCGAGGTAATTGACGCAGAGTTTCCAATGATTGAATTCGATATTAACGCCGCAAAAGTCAAGGCGATTGATAAAGAAATATCAAAGGCAGAAGCGGGTATTCATTTGCTTAAGCGAACAAAAGCGGAGTTGCTATCTATTCCTGACATGAGTGACGAATGAGCCCTACAAATAACTAAGAATCACACATAGGAGAAGTAAAATGACACAAGATAAGATTATCAAGGTTCAGCCACAGTCACAGGGCGAATTAGTCAAGATTGATTATGTCGCGCTGGCAATTGAAAAAGGCGCAGACCTAGCAACAATTGAAAAGTTCATGGATTTAAAAGAACGACAAGAAGCATCTGAGGCAAAGAAAGCCTATGTTGTGGCAATGGGTAAATTCAGAGCATCAGTACCAACGATTGAGAGAACCAAAAAAGCGCACAATTCAAACTATGCAGGATTAGCGGAAACCATCGCGGAAATATCTGATTCAATGGTTCAATGTGGATTAAGCCATTCATGGAAAACAGCACAGGATGAAACAAGTATTTCGGTGACTTGCTGTGTGACCCATATTTTAGGGCATCAAGAATGTACGACCCTGAGAGAGTTCCCTGATAAGTCCGGCAGTAAAAATGCTATTCAGGCCATTGGGTCAACAGTGTCTTATCTTCAGAGATATACGTTATTCAGTATATTAGGTTTAGCTTCTAAAGAGGCTGACAATGACGGAAATGATCGCGTTTCATTTGAGCAAGCCGAAGAACTTGAAAAGCTCGCAGATGAAGCCGGAGTGGATAAGCCTAAATTCTTAGTCTACTTCCAAGCTGGCAGCTTTAACCATATTCCAGCAAAACAATATAAAAACGCATTGGCGGCAATTAAGGCAAAAACTAAGGTGAAAAAATGATTTATTCAGAAGAAGATTACCCGCAAGGTTCTGACGAATGGCAGGCAATACGAGCTGGCAAGGTCACAGCCTCAAAAATCACGGACATCATGGCGAAGCTGAAATCAGGTGCGCCTAGTGCGGGTCGGAAAACATACATGGGTCAATTGATAGCTGAGAGGCTCACAGGCGTTAAATCAGACAGCTTTAGCAACGCTGCCATGCAATGGGGTGTAGAGACTGAGCCACAGGCTAGAGCGGCTTACGAATTTATTAACGATGTTGAGGTTAAGCGGTTCGCGTTTGTTGATCATTCGGTTATTGAGTGGGCTGGCATGTCCCCAGATGGAGAGGTTTGTGATGATGGCGGCCTTGAGATTAAATGCCCTAACACTGCGACACACATTGATTTCCTGATTACAAAGAAGATACCTAAAAAATATATAGATCAAATGCAGTGGCAAATGGCCTGTAGACCGCAATGGAAGTGGGTTGATTATATGAGCTTTGACCCACGTATGCCCGAACACCTAAACAAATTAATTATCCGCGTTGATCGAGATAACGATTATATTAATGAAATGGAAATGGCGGTGGTTAGATTTAATAATGAAATTAACGAAAAATTAACAACACTGGAGAAGATGTAGTATCGATGCATCTTAGATTAATTACTTAGGAATGGAGAATAAAATGAAAAACACTCAACAAGAAATAGACCGCTTATTTAAAATCGCAGGCCATACAGTTCCAGGTTATCGCCAAATCATGAAGACCCTTAACGACATGATGGACAATGATGATTATGACCGCAGCTTAATTATTGAGGCTAATCACGAAGCGTATAGAAAGTGTCTTGCTTTGCGGTTCCGTCAGACAGATATGGCGTGGGGTGGGTTATGAAGCATACAGAATTACCTTGGCACGTAAGCCTTGGAAATAACAATTATGTTTGGGCTAAAGATTGCATTATAGCTAAATGTAACCCAGAGCAAGCGGAGATGTACAGGGAGAAATCTATTAAAGAGGACGAAGCAAACGCCGCCTTTATCGTTAAAGCAGTGAATAATCATTATCAATTAATTGAAACATTGCAGAATATCATTGCTGAAGGTGAAAATCATAGCGCCACTTCGGACACAATGAGTGATGCAATTATGGAAATGCGGCGAGCAGCAGCAGAAGCCATTAAACAAGCGGAGGAGTCATGAAAGTTGAAACAACAGAAGAAGCAATCAAAAGATTGAACGACGCTATAAGAATATTAAACAAGGCTGGCAATCATTTTTTAGCAGACCAATTGGATGATGTAAGACAGTTTTTAGGGAAGGAGTTATGAGATTCTGGAAAAAGAAACTCGTTAGTTATTTTTACTCGGGTGTAGACAGACACGGCAATCTATTCGAGGGGATAATCCATGATACCGATGCTGAGCCTAAAGTATTAATGGATAACATTCTTAAAGACACTGGCGGTCATTTAACCGCGTTTAATCCGGTTTAGGAGGAAGTATGAAAACACTTAAAGAAAGAATAGCGATTGAGCAAGCAAAGCTCGACGGTGCAAATATTGAATGGATACAGCTTAATGGTTTATATAATGGATGGCGTGATTTTAACCCTGATCCTGATGCTATTTTTGCTTGGCATGACTGTGACTATCGCATAAAGCCAAAGCTTATGGAGTTCTGGGTGAATGTTTGGTCTGACAGGGAAACAAACTTATGCTGGGAATCTAAAGAGAATGCAGAAGCGGCCGCGCATGGTGTCCCTGGGTATATTAAATCAGTAAAATTCCGTGAGGTGATAGAATGAGTGTATATCAATGTTCATACTGTAAAGAAATGAAAGACTCAGATCGTGACGGCTGCGAATACGATCCGACAAATCCAAGTAAGTTAGTCGATGCTGAATGTGCGCAAGAAATAACGGAAAGGATGGAAGAGATAGAAAAACCGATGAAAGCGGCTGGATTGAAAGGGGGGGATTTCTTGTGAGTGAAAAGAGGGGGATTTTTTATGAGTGAAGAGACGGCAGCATTTTTAGCTAAGCACAGAAGCAGGATGGGTAAGCATTATCAGAATTTAGGTAATTTCCTTGTTCATAAGTTTTATACAAATAAAGCAGATGAGTTTGATTTTGAAATAATGGAAATATTAAAACAGAAGATTGAGTCTCAAATAAAGAAGGTGAATAATTAACGGAGGACGTATGAGTGAATTAAACGCACAAGAACTAATTGACCTAACTAATTACAGAATAAAGAATCTTAAGAAAATTGAGCATCGAGAATTTTTAGAAGCGCTGGCATCTGATTCAAAGATGGAAGAAGTCATAATTGACGCCGCAAGGAATGGCACTGATGAATCTTATGGTGTGCTAATGAAAAAGTGGATGTATAAATACTTTGAAGTTGATATTGAAACTCATGGGGGGTTGTGATGGCTAAGTTTGAGATAGGTGAAGTTGTTGTAATTAAATCAATTAACTGTCCTGCTCTAAAAAGAGGTGATTCATGACTTTTGAAGAGTGGTACAGCAACGCATATAGCCTTAAGGCTCGTATGGATAATTCTGAAAATAAAGAGTGGGAAATAGCAGCATGGAACGCCGCACTTGATGAGGCCGTGAAGGTTGTTAATTCTTGGAGATACGAGGTTGAAGATGTTGTTGAAGTAACTAGAGCAATCAAGGAGCTAAAGGATGACTGAAGAATTAAAGCCGTGTCCGTTTTGTGGTGGTGAGGCCGAATTAACTTTTGCCCTCGTGTTCCATACTTTGATTGCTTGCAGAATTACCTTGGCCGCTAAGGCGACAAGCTGATTAAATGAAAACCTGCAAAAAATGTAAGGTAGAAATGCCCCCTATCCGTGGTTATACAGGGTATGCAAAGGAAGGATATTGTATGTCCTGTTTGAAGGTCCACAACAAGGAGAAGCGGGACGCACCAGAACGTAAATGTAAAGGAAAATGTGGGCAGGTTAAAAAAGCAGAAGAGTTTCATTGGAAGTATAAAGATTATTCCAGGCAGGCTATTTGTATTCTGTGTAAAAGAGAAGCGAGGAAATAAAAAAGCCGGTACAGACTGGAGGCCATACCGGCAAGGTCCAACTATAGGAGTTGGAAGCAATCGGTGAGAATCGAACTCACATTGTCAGGTTATGAGCCTGAGCTGGGGCCACTCCAGTCCACGTTGCTGAATACAAATATAGCATAGAGAACGCAAATAAAAAACCCCCAATGAAGGGGGTTGCTATCTTAATTGTTATTGAAAACAATATAGGATAAGATAGATTTATCTAGTGGAAGCTGTGCGAGGCGGACTAGATGGGAAGATTATAACATAATACTTTCTATCAATGTCAATACTTTTTACTCCCTCAATACTTTTTACTAGATCGTGATTATCGCGTGTATTTGTGCGCGCTGAATAAATTAAATTTGAGGAGAAGATTGTGAGTGACGAAAAAGAGATTCAAGATATTATAGATAAATTTGGTGTTAACCCTAATTCTGTCGGCAATAGGCCGCGTAGTTTTTGGATTATAGATAAAATTGAAGATGAAGAAGAGTATGGAAATGCTCAAATAGGAGATTTATGCGTAAAAACTCGTGATGGTGCAAGCAATCCAATAGATCCAGAGGCTTTTAAAATCGGAAATTGTGTCGGCAGCTCAGAAGATGGCTTTGATTGCACATATAGATATTATTATTACAAAGCTTTGGATAAAGCTGAATGATAGCTTATTTCCAACCTTAAGATTGTAATCCCCGAAAGGGCGTTACGGTCTGCAACTGGTTACGATAATACGAAGCGCATAATAATAAAGATGGGGCCAACACCGACCCGACCCAACTCTGTTGTAAGAGCGGTCATAAACAGACATCGAAGCACGTAAGGATTATGGCGTTCTGAGCCAATGGATAAATCAGAAGTGAAGCGGTTGGTCTCCGATAAAAGACAGTCTGTGATACATCAGCAACATACTTGTAACCTCCCTGTGGTGGTGAAGTACGGTGGACGGTCTATGGTTTAAAGATATATTGAATGGTTGAGGTTAATGGGTGGAATGCGAGGTGAATTATGCTTGATAGAGAAAAAATAAACATGTTAGTACGTCAATTATGGATCGAGTTCAACAAAGGAGAGCTTAGCGATTTTTCTGATGATGCTGATTTAGATTTATGGACAAAAGTTACAGAACATCCAGCTATTCAAGACAGATTAACCAAGCAGACTACAGACCAAGGCCGGATAAGTTAACGCTACTATGGAGAAAAGTTATGAATATTATTGAAGATGCTAAGAAAATTGCTAAATTGATTGCTGAAACTCAGACTGAGAAAAAAGGCGATCTTTTAATAGAGGTCGCTAATCAATTAGCAAAAAGAACTCAGCATTATACGTCATCTATAATTTATAGAGCTGGCGAGATTTATAACCAAGAGTAACCATAATAAATAGAGGTGAAATATGAATATAACGTCAACATGGGAATTTAGGTGTTTCTATTTTCCTGATGCTGCATTAAAGGAATTTAAGGATAGCTTAACTTCTTCTGGGCTGGCTGTTTTTCTGCTTGCCGAATCTCTTAATGAAATCAAAAGAAAGAATAAATAAAACTTGAATTATTGTGTAATGAGTATTTACAGATTAAATAAAAAACAAGCTTTACTTTCTAAAAGATTGTGCTATCATGAGTAATAGTTAATGAGGTTAGGAGGAGATGAAATGAAACTTAGTATTAAAATCTTTGGCAGATACTTTACTGCGTGCATAGGTAGGGAGACGCCTTGGTTCCGGCAGTTAGATTTTTTCTCTGTAACAGAAGAATTTTATGAAGACAATAAAATTTGTTATGCAGTTAGTATAATTTCTTTTTGGAGGAAATATGGAACCTGAAACATTAAAAAAAGAGCCTGAAATACTTGAAAAGTTTGCAGAAACGAGTAAATCACAACATAAAAGAATATGTATTCAATCTAAATGCGCTGTCCGTGATGAACTACAGGAACAGCTTGAGCAGAAAAATAAACAATTAGACAGGCAGGAAGCTGCAATATTTCGCTTAAAAGAGCATGACAGCTACCAGCGAGCAAGAATTAACAGGCTGGAGCAAAAGATTGAGAAAGGTAATAAATTAAAAGCCAGAAACGAGAAGTTGATAAATTTATCTAGCGATCTTGTCAGGTCTATCAACTGTGCCTTTAAAATCAATGAGCCTTATGGTCAAGAATGGCAATCAGTAGATGATGATGCCAACCTGTTAAATGAAGCCCTTAAATTAAACGAGGTGAAGTGATGGCTGAAGCTCAAATTCAAGGCGGTATCATGGATTTATTGCTCGTTCACAAAGATGTTGCCTGGGCAATGGTGATCACTACTGGGGTATTTAAAGTAAAAGGCGGGTACGTCACGGTAGGTCATTACCTGGAGGATGAGCAGAAAAGTAAAACGGGAATGTCCGACATTATCGGACAATTGCGTGATGGTCGTATGCTGGCTATTGAAACTAAAGATATCGGGGAAAAACCTACTGGGGAACAGTACGCATTTATGGCGTTAGTGCGTACTAACGGCGGGGTGGCTTTTTGGTGCGACTCCATAACTGACTGTAATACCCACTTACGGAAGTTCTTAGTGTGAGAGATTAAATAAAACTATATCTTTACTTTAAGATTGTGCTATCATGAGTAGTAGTTAATGAGGAGAAGATGAAATGAAATTGAATATACAAGTAGAGCTGGAATGGTTAGATGAAGAAGGAAATATTGATGAAGAAGTTCAACACCAAATTATATCTGGCGTAAAGCAGGCAATAAGTAAAGACTGCTTAAATCTAGTTGAGAAAAAAACACAAAAAGCGATAGATGATGGGATGAACTCAGCTATTAAGATTATGCAAGATAAGGTGTCTGAATTTTTCGATAACTGGTTAAAAACTGAGGCAACTATTACTGATAAATATGGGGATAAGGTAGAGGAGGGATCTTTGAAGGATATTATCAAGCGTCAATTTAATAATGCTATGAATGAAAAGGTCGATCAAAATGGAAGTCCTTCTAGCTACGGTTCAAGATATACTCGATTAGAGTTTGTGACCGGAAAGAAAGTTAAGGAAGTTGTTAGTGATTACTTATCAAGCTACGGAAAAGATATTGATAAAACAATAAAAACAAATATAGAGCAAGGAATTAAGTCTAGGGTTTCTGATAAATTTGCTGAAATGGTTATTGGTTACGCCAAACAAGATCACCTTAATCAAAAAGCAATTGAAAACAATAAAAATTAGGGTTAATTACTATATGACACCACCTAATGAAATAAAGCTCGGTATCGGTTTGTGGGCAGTCGGGATAATTGGCTGCGTTCTAACAGTGCTCTACGCCACTGAGCATGAAGAAGTACTTTATTTGATTTCTGGTAGCGTCTTAGCAATAGGAACCGTATTTAAATGGTGCGGAGCTTTTGACCTTTTGTGTGATGATTTTGACGAAGAAATAAAAGATAGTTATACAGAGTAGAGGAGAAGAATAATGACAAAATTTACAGTAACAGTATCGCACTTAGTTGAAGTTGATTTAGATGAGTCTAAATTTACACCTGAATTTATGAATGAATTTAGAGAAAACTTTTACCCGTTTCTGTCAGTAGAAGATCATGCAAACCATATAGCTCAACTGAAAGTAAGGGAGTTATTAATGCCATTTATTGAAGGGTATGGGCCAGCATCAGATTTTGGTATTTCTGCCGAAGTTGTTGACGTATCAATGGACACCATCCTTAAAGAGTAATGATTGATTAGGAGGAGATATGAGAACGGTTATCCCAGAAGTTATACAGGTAGATTGCGATTTTTGCGGCGCTTCTGTCGGAGTGGAAGAAAATAAGATAAAGCTATCTGGAAGCTCTCTTGATAGAGGCGTCCCAGTTGGTCCAGCTTACATGAGTGGTGATTTTGATTGCTGTTTTGATTGCTATTCAACGTTTACCAAGCTTATTAAAAGCCTGCGCGGGGACTAAGCCGCCTTATCCTGCATAACCGAGCAATATTATGAGTCATAAGATAAATATGACCAACGTATAAAGGAGAGTGAGTGATGATTATAAAAAACAAATGGAATGGCCAAGTAATATTTGATGGCGATAAAGCTGACCTTCGCGGAGCCGATTTGCGCGGAGCCAATTTGCGCGGAGCTGATTTGCGTGAAGTTGATCTTCGCGAAGCCAATTTGCGTGAAGTTGATTTGTACGGAGTTGATTTGCGCGGAGCTGACCTTCACGGAGCTGACCTTCGCGGAGTCGATTTGTACGAAGTTGATTTGCGCGGAGCCAATTTGCGCAAAGCTGATTTACGCGGAGCCGATTTGCGCGGAGCCGATTTGTACGGAGCTGGATTAGTTATTCAAGGCCTTCTCTGGTATGTACAAATAACCAAAAATCACATGTGGATAGGGTGTGAATCTCACGATATAACAGAGTGGGAAAAGTTCACTGATGCAGAAATTGAAGCAATGGATGAGGATGCCTTGGGTTTCTGGCTAGAAAATAAAGACATGCTTTTAAAGGCGTGTGAGAAGTTTAAGGAGTAAGAAATGAAAAGCCAAGAGATACAGAGTGATGAATACACCAAAGACCAACATATAAAGGAGAGTGGTTGTGATGATATTTGAATTTATGTTCACTACCGAAGAGGGTAAAGCTGTGTTAATGATTCTTAGTTGGTTGTGTGGTTTCTTTACTATGGCTCTATTGCGACCATCGAGGGTAAGCGATAAAAAGAAAGCAAACATTGAACTGGTTAAGGCCGTGAGAGAATTAGCTGATGATATGGAGTTATCACTTGCCTATATGAGTGACGTAAGCAGAGCACACATGCGTGAAGACATTAAGAAATACCGCGCTATTGCTGATAAATACGACCAACGTATAAAGGAGAGTGATTGTGAGTGAATTACTAATTAGTTTAATTGTTATTCCGTATATTATTTTAATGATTGAGCATCGAGTAATCTTTGGCGTATGGGAGTTATTGTTATGAATAGAATTAAAAAAGCCTTTGATGTGTTGAGGTCTGATTGTAATAACAAGTTAATAATAAATGACATGCTCGGCGTGTTAGAAGAAGAAATCAGACAGTTAAATGAAGGTATAGCGCATATCAATGAAGCTGGTTGGCAATGTGAAGCAAGGCTTGAGCAGAAGGATAAAGAGATTGAATCCTTAAAAGGCTTAGAAGACCATCTAAACAAAAGGGATAAAATAAACAGGGAGGAAATCGAGAAGCTTGAGCGGGTTGTTAAACAGATAGCTAGAGGCGAATACAGGCAAGGCGTAAATTTTCCCCAGTTTGATTTTGCCAATAGGATTGCCAAAGAAGCCCTTAACCAATTAAACGATGGCCAACGTATAAAGGAGAATGATGATGAGTGATTGCTGGCCAGAACAGGAAGCGATTGAGAAGTGGTTTGATGAGTATGTTCGAGAGAAATACGGCATACATCATTCAAATCAAAACTTAATGGAATTAAAAAAGGCTGTGACTAAGCCACGTCTTGACCTGCAGGAACAGCTTGAGCAGAAAGATAAAGAGATTGAGCTATCAGAGCAATTTATAGAAGGTTTATCCGGTGCAGCTTCAAGACTGAAAACCAGAAACGAGAAGCTTGAGCAAGCAATTCAAAAAGCTATAGATGATGATGATTCATGGGGTGCTGATGTAACTATGCAGCTTATGTTAGATGATGTATTAAACGAGGTGAAGTGATGGCTGAAGCTCAAATTCAAGGCGGTATCATGGATTTATGAATGATAAAAATAAAACTTCCCTACCCGCTGCCAACCTGGAACAGGATATTAGCCATGCACCCTTGGGAGAGAAAGAAACTAAGGGATTGGATACACGCGTCAATATCCACGTTATCAGTTACAGGTCAAGAAACCACGATCCTGACGGTATATCAGCCAAAGCCGCGATTGATGGAATTGTACGGCTCGGAATACTATCAGATGATTCGGCCAAAGAAGTCAAAAAAGTTAGCTTCGAAAGCTTCATTTGCAAAAAAGGCGAAGAAGAAAGGACGGAAATATTAATTGATACAAGAGATTAAATAAAAGTATATCTTTACTTTATAAAAGATTGTGCTATCATGAGTAATAGTTACTTACTTAGGAGAATAAAATGAAATGGGCAGCATTTACACTAACAATAGCTTTATTAATTACGCTTAACGCAAAGGCTGATGTCGAGGTGAACTTAAAGCAGTTCTCTGACACGTCAGGCGATGAGTATTTTAAATTTGGTTCTTGGCGTGGGATTGAAGTTAAATATCAAGAAGATCCGGAAAGTTTATTTTATTTTATCTCGTATGACACCGCTAGTGTGTCCCTAGCTTTTGATATTAATTTTTTAGGGATGGGTGCAGGCTTTAAGAACCCCTTGACAAGCTCAACTAATATCTATGGCCAGCTAGGGTATTACTTTGTAGAAACCTCATTAGAAGGGCGCTTTGACTGCCCACTCCCGTGCGGTGAAGGCCTGCATTATTTACTTAATCGCAAATGGGAGCCGCTTCACAATAGGGGGTTACTAAAGTTTGAAGAATACGAAATTGAGTCTGAGGGTGGACTTGGTATTACGTTTGGCATCGAGACAACTCACAAACTGACTAAAGATACCAGTTTAGTCTTTGGTCTTGAGTTCCGCGCGCTGGATTTTACATTAGGCGTGCACGGTATGGCTCCCGAGCAGAATTATAATAAAACAGGGGCAAGATGGGAAACTCAGTTTAAAAGTGCGAGCAGTACCGCTTTTAAGGTGAGCTATTTATTTTAATTAGAGTGTATTTGATTGTACAATGTGTTATACTGAATAGGAAGGTAATACATTTAATGAGCATTAAATAATTTTAAGGGTGGTAACTGGTAAGCTCTTAAATGAGCACCTCCATTGTTCTACACAAACCTAGTGAATCGGTAAGACTTGGTACTCCGACCGATTAAAAGGGTGACAGCTCGGAGAGACGGCACATAATGGGTATGAAGCTGGAATCGTCCGTGTCAATGTCGTTATCGGCCAGCGGATTGCCCACCATATTCAAGAACTCGGGGGATAGTGGTTAATAATAACATGCTCAGCAATAATCGTATTTTACTGCATAAGAGCTTATTTGAGGCCGAAGGTGTGATATGAGTACATTAACAAAAGAGATGATTAGAGAAGCGATAAAGCTTTTACCAGAAAAAGAGCCTGGCAATATGTGTGATAGTAATCTTTATGGGATACCGATTATACCTGATCCATATATTCCAGACTTAGTGCCGGTTATAGAGCTGAGTAAGGATTTGATGGTAACTGACGAATTTAGAAAAAAGGCTAATCAGTTTTACATTGACTTATTCGGATATAAAAGCCCTATAGTTTTGAAAACTCATTATGGTTACTTTATGGGGCCTAATCTTTATAATGTATTAGCGACGAATTGCACAGTATGAACGAACCCACAAAGAAATCATTGAGTGACGCATTAGACAGGTTTTTACTGGCTTGTAGGCCTCCGAAGAGGCCATTAAACCCTAAAGCTTAAGTTTCAGGAGCTCCAATAATTGATCTGGTATGTTTGGACGATTAGCTGACATCCACTCATAAACGGTACGGCGCGACCTAGAGACAAGCTTAGCAATATATCTAACAGCCTGGTCATTCGAGCACCGCTGACTATCCATAATACCTTGTTTAATTTCCTGCATCTCTTTTGTTTTGCTCATAGCATCACCTCCGAAGCGCCAAGGATAAAGAATACTATTAGTATTAAATGTTTCATGTTGCATCCTCCATTTCATCGATATCGAATTGATTAGCCCATAATTCAACAGCATAAGACAAAAAGAATACTGCAATACCAGCCCATGACTCACCTTCAGGGACGCTAGGTAATTCACCTAGATTGTCCGCGATATACTGCAAAACATCATCGCCGTGGTCATTCATAGTCACTTTAGCCGTGAAATATGTCACTGCTGGCATATATGCGCCACTTGCACAGCCACCTTGCTGAATTGATTCAATATCATAAAATTCAAGCCCATCTTCAATCCAAGCGGGTGTCGCTTCTGCTACCATTTCATTAAATTCAGTAATATTCATAATAGTCTCTCCAGTTATGTTATAATTTAAGCCGCTAACGGCATGTTAAAAGATACGTTTTGCGGGTCAATATTCTCTATCTCTGATAGTTGAGTCATAAGTGTAGAAACCCTGTGATAAAGCTGTATATTTGTAGAGTGTTCAATACGATAATCAAACACCTGGCCCGTCATTGAGTTAGTAAGTTGAATGTGTGTGATCATTTCAAATACTCCCTAATAAGATAAGCACGGAACACATCAGCCCCGTGATTATGATTAGAATGTTAAAAATTAGGTCTTTCATTTTGCTTCATAAAACCTCTGTCCATTTTCCGTTTTCATCTGTAAATGCGACTGTTTTACCGTAAAGTGTTAAATCTAAAACCGTGCCTTGAAAAACTTGCATTTTTTCAGCTATTTTTTTAGCTTCTTTTAAATTGACAGCTTCGAAATCTTCACCGTCACGAGTTGAGTTTATATTTTGCTTTTCTTGCAAATTGTAAATTTCCATAATTGTAAAACCTCTCTTAATTTGATGCTTCTTGTAACTCTTTTTGACCAAGAGCGGCCCTTCGTTTTCGCAAAGCCGCTTGTTTTTCTTTGTTTGTTAGCGGCATTATTTACACAAACCAATCTTGCTTCGTGCTGAAAAATTTAATAATTGCAGTGCCGTTTACCGTGTCTGAGTGAGTCCAAGCTTTTGCAGGAAATGACGTTTCTCCGTCATCACTTAAAACGATTTCTTTTTCTTCCATAGCCCAAAAATACTCTTCATTTTTTGGTAAATCATTAATCGGCATAGCAAGTATTAATAATTCTGAATTTCTATGTATTATTTCAGCATTAAAAAGATCAGTACCGCTATTTGAGTTCATTACATGTATAAACATTTTATTATTCCTTACTGTTAAAGATTAAGTCTTTCATTATCTTGATACTTTTCTAAAGTAAGACTTGGCTAAATCAAGAGCCACTTCTGGCTGATTTAATTCATTAGTGAAGTAATCGAGCACGTCCGCAGCTTCATCTAACCCCATCGTAATTAGTTGCTCAACAGCTTGGCTTCGTTGACCGTTAATCATTGAGTTGTAAATCTCGTCATATTGTTCGCGTATCATGTTGCACCTCGTTTATATAATGTTTATATTTATGCTATACTTAGTTATAGTTAATGTTTATCTGTTGTGTAATGTAACGATAGCACAATGATATCAATACGCAAGACTACGAATAGAAATAAATGTAAATTAAATGTAAGGACTCACCAACATGGCTGCATTAAACTATAAAGGCGAAGAGTCAGAACAGAGCAAGGAACGGCGTAAGCGCAAGGCTGATATGTTAGCTGGCAAAGGATCAGTAGCGGATAAGGTAAAAGTACAGCGCAAAGCTAAACAGAAGAGATTACAGGGTATAATGGATGAGTCAGTCGGAATGTACTTTAAGAGTAAATAATTATGAATGGATTATTAATTAGCGTTGAGTTAATACTAGCTATTATAGCCTTGAATATCTTAATAGGGACTATTTATGCCTAGTTCTGATTATTATATGCCCACCCTCAACAGGGAACTAATTACAAAGCATCCTGGTGGAAGACCTACTTTATATAACCAAGCAATCCTTGATAAGACCAATCAATACATAGATAACCTGAAAGACTCTGATACTATTATCCCCTCGCTTGTTGGCTTATCTTTATACTTAGGTATTAATGAAGATACCGTTCAAGACTGGAAAGGACAGAAAGAGAAAAAAGAGTTTTCCGTATTGTGCAAGCTTATATTGGCTTTACAGCATGAATCATTAATTTCCAACGGCCTAACTGGTGCCTTCAATGCTCACATCACAAAAGCCATGCTAACAAAACACGGTTATGCCGATAATGCCAACAATAACAACAACATACAGATAGTTGTCAGCCGTGACGGTGTCGAGATTAACCAGGAAAAGGTCATCGATCATGAAGAATAGCAAGGTTTATCAGGGCTTAGAGCCCGTTAGCCAGTTCTTCAGCTATCCGCCGTTACACAAACAAGTAAGCAAACCTGTAGCCCCTCCGATACGCCAACAATCCCTTGAGATACAACGACTTAAGCGCGAATCAGGACTTGTGAGCGACCACTAACACGAACGGCATAATATCCATTATGTTAAATTAGTACGCACTAACCCATTGTTTCACCCCTATTCACCCTCGTATCAGCACACTATGTCCCAACTAACCGCATTGTAACGCCACCTAAGCTGCGTTCTCTGGTCGCTGGTTCACTTGTATATGGTCGCGTCTTTAAACGGCTTAAATCAGATATGTGGATAAATAAAGAGTGGGGGGGGTGGGTTAAGGGCAGGCGGGGGTGGCGGTATGTGGTGAGGCCCCCACACAAGCAACTACCCCATTTACTCTATAAAACGGCTTGTTTATACAACTACGTCCCTATATACTGAAAAGTATCACCTCTGTAGGAGTTAAAAGTGCTTTCTATACAACTTAAGGCCGCTGGAATGACAAAATCACAGCTTGCCGATAATCTTGGAATATCTGCCAATGCGGTGAGCAAGTGGAAAGATGTCGCACCTAAATACGTCTATGCTTATCTTGAGCAGTACATCGAGAATCGAGAATTAAAGCAGGGTAAAGCATGGCTCAAGAAATGGCTGGAATCATGAAAATAAAAAATCGAGCTTCGCCATTAAAAACTGCTAGTATGAGTTTATGTCGAAGATAACGCTCCCTCATAATTGGAAACCGCGAGACTACCAAAAACCCTTATGGGAGCATTTGGCCTCGGGGGGTAAAAGGGCGGCGGTGGCATGGCCACGACGCCATGGTAAAGATGATGTTATGTTGCACCACAATGCCTGCTCTGTTTTTGAACGAGTCGGTAATTATTGGTATATGTTGCCCGAATACAACCAATGTCGAAAAGCGATATGGGATGCGGTTAATCCGCATTCAGGTAAAAAACGAATTGATGAAGCCTTCCCCCCTGAGATTAGGTCGAATACATTAAATCAGGAAATGAAAATCATGTTTCCTAATGGGTCAACGTGGCAGTTGATGGGAAGTGATAACTATAATGCCTTGGTCGGTTCTCCTCCGATTGGTTTAACCTATTCTGAATACGCTCTTTCAAACCCCTCCTCATGGTCATATTTAAGGCCTATTTTATTGGAAAACGGGGGTTGGGCAGTATTTAACTCCACGCCGCGCGGTAAGAATCATTTTTATAAATTGATCAAGATGGCTGAGAAGTCAAAAGAATGGTTTTCTGAAACCCTGACCTCTGATATTACGCAACTCTTTACTGATGAACAGCTTGCTGAAGAATTAATGGAAATGCAGGCGGAGCATGGTGAAGTCTTTGGTAGGGCGATTTGGCTTCAGGAATACTTTTGTAGTTTCGAGGCGGCTATTCCGGGGTCGATCTGGGGTGAGCAGATTGCCAAAATCTCCGCATTAAATCAAATTACCGACGTCCCTCATAACGAAGAATTACCCGTCTTTACGGCATGGGATTTGGGGCGTGATGATTATACTTCCGTATTTTTCTATCAAATGGTGGGTTCTGAGATTCACATCATCGACTTTTGGGAGGATAATTTCAAAGAAGTGCCTGAAATGTGTCAAATGTTGCGCGATAAAAAGACCGAATACGGCTATGTGTATGGTACCCATTGGCTCCCGCATGATGCCAAACCTACGAGGTTAGGCATGGGCGGTAAATCTATTATCCAGCAATTTCAGGACGAGAACATTGGTAAACTGCGTCTAACCCCGAATATGGGACGCGATAAAGGGATTCAGGCAGGACGTGTGACACTCGCACGATGTTATTTTGACAAAACCCGTTGTGATGAGGCGGTTGAGCATTTAAAGTCCTATCATCGGCGTTATGACGAGGTTTTAAAGAAGTTTTCAGACGAGCCAGTCCATGATGAACATTCCCATGCGGCGGATGCGTTTCGCTATTTGGCAATATCATGGAAAATATCTGCTAATATAGAAGCAGAAGATACATTGATACAAAGACTGCACAAAGGTAATATCATCGGGATAGACTACGGAACATTGAAGCAAGCCCATTTTGATAAGAAAAGGAGAGAACGAGAATATGGCTAACATACACAACCCCGCCTCTATTTTAGGCGAAGATTCGGCATCGGGGAACGCGGAGGCTGTCAAGATCACCGATGGTGCAATTCACACTGTTCGATCTCTTGACTCATTTTCAGCGACCCGAACCACCACTGATGTGCCTATCGGAGCGACCGGAGCCGCAGGCGATTATTTACACCGTGTTCTTGTTACCTCTGTAGTAGGCGCGGCAGATTTAACCGTATCGGACGGGGCGGGAGTAATTGTGGCGATTTTCCCCTCGGCCTCTGCTGCGGGTACTTTTGTCGATGTGGGTGTTACTGCTGCTACAGGCGGATTTGTGGTTGATTCCCATGCCACAGCCGTAGGAACCGTTACCTGTATTGGACGATTCACCTAATGGAAGAAATTAATAATTGGATTGAAGAAATCAAGGACTCGAAGAAACGGGAAAAGGATTACTTTAAAAAAGGCGTTGAAATCAATGAAATCTATGAAGGTGAGAAAAGCACCCCTTTCAATATTCTGTATTCTAATACTGAGACTATGATCCCCGCGTTGTTTTCTAATGTACCTCGTCCGATTATTCAGCGAAGATTTAAAGATGAAGATCCATTGGGTAAATATGCATCTCAAGCTGCGCAACGTATTCTCGAATACTTAATTGATACCGATATTGATGGAGAGGACAAATTTGAACGCTCCATGTTGGATGCGACTCAAGACGGACTCTTACCGGGTCGGGGTATTACTTCTGTAAAATACGATGATGAGACAGAAGAATTTGAAGTAGAAGACGGTGAAGATCCAATTCCCCCACAAATATCCAATCAAACAATTTCAGCCGATTCTCGCTCATGGGATAAAGTTTATTTTGGTTATGCGAAGAAGTGGTCAAAAATGCCTTGGATCGCCTACGAAGAATATATTGATGAAGACGAAGCCAAAGAAATGTTTGGTAATGAGGCCGAAAAACTCACGTTTACGGAAGGTTTCGATGAAGAAGACGATGAAAAGGGTGAGGCTGACAAGCATACGGGCAAAGCGAAGACGACTATTATCTATCAAATATGGGATAAGTCAGACCGAAAAGTTAAGTACGTATCACCTGGCTACCTTGATGCGTACCTTAGAGTCGATGACGATCCATTAGAATTAACCGGCTTTTTTAACTGCCCAAAACCCCTTACTTTTGTCAGAAAATCAAACAAACTCACCCCCACGGCACCCTATACCTTATATGAACAACAAGCCTCTGAACTCAATGAAATCCAACGCCGATTAACCCGCGTTATTCAGGCGATTAAGGTACGGGGTGTTTACGATCCAGCGATGGGTGACGACATCGGTAAGATTTTACAGGGTACCGATAATGAGCTTATTCCGTCAGATAAGGGCTCTATTCTTGCAGAGGGTGGCTTTGATAAATCTATCTGGTTACTCCCAATCGAAAAACTTGTGGGGGTAGCCCAACAACTTTATCAAGCGCGAGAGTCCTGTAAACAGGTAATTTACGAGATAACCGGCCTTTCAGACATCATACGCGGTCAATCTATGGCCTCTGAAACCTTGGGCGCACAGAAAATCAAAGAATCATGGGGTACGATGCGCCTCAAGCGACTACAAAAACGTGTCCAGCATTATGCCCTCGATACGATGCGTATGATGTTGGAAGTCGCTGTCCTGAAGTTTGACGCTAAAACGTGGAAACAAATCACGGGTATGCCGCTTCCGATGAAGGAAGAAAAAGAACAGGCGATGCAATTTCTTCAAATCGCAAAACAGCGAAAAATGCCTGAAGACAATAAGGACGTACAACGCGCCACTGAGATTATGAAACTCCCCTCTTGGGATGATGTTTTAGACTTACTCAAAAATGATTATTGGCGCTCATACCGGCTAGATATTGAGACTAATTCGACTTTGGACGTAGAAGCGACTGAAGATAAGCAAAATGTGGCTGAATTTATGAACGCCTTTGCTCAACTTATGAATGGTATGTTCCCGATGGTAGAAAAGGGCGTTATGCCGTTTGATGCCGCGAAATCAATGATGCTGGCCATTGTTAAACGCTTCCGATTTGGCCGTGAAGTTGAAGAACAGTTAAAGGAAATGACACAACCTAAGCCCCCTTCAGATCCAAAACAAGAAGCAGAGGTCAAGAAATTCCAAGCTGAACAGCAAAAGTTTGGCGAGAAGCAAAAACAGTTCGAAGAACAGCAAAAAATGGCCGGTGACAAACTCGATGAAGAGTTTAGAAAACTTCAGTTTGAAAAGCTCCAGTTTGATTTTGAGAAGAAGTTGGCTATTGAACAACAGAAATTACGAGAAAAGCTGGCCGAATCTAATCAGCAAATATCCGAAGAAGAGGCTAAATCCGATCTCAAAGAAATGATTAAAGATGCCGAACGGATGCACCAGTCCATGCTCGATAAGCATAAAGCCAATCTTGATAAAAGTATGACCGAGCGACAAATAGATAAGCCGGTCGAAAAGTCTGAACCTTCCGTTATTAATGTGGCGATTGACAATACGAAAGGCGCTATGAAAAAAACGATTAACATTGCTAAAGATGGCGAAGGCTATAAGGCTGAAGTCGAGGAGATTGAAAATGAATGAATTACAGGCAGGTGAAGGCAGGCTAGAAATGGCCATCCAAATCACGCGCAAAGAGACTGGCAAGGTCGAAGAATACACTTTAATATCAGAACCGGGTGATCATGAAGTAATTGAAAAGCCTGAAAAACAAGAGGATTAGATCATGGCTACAACACACACCACAACTTTTAGAAACTTGGTTGCTGATTTAATTGGCGATACAGTTGATGCCGGTAAACTGGTTTTTCGTATTACCGGCTCAACGGCTGATGTACCAACAACGGCAGTGGCAACGCTTACTCTGAACGCGGCGGCTTTCCCTGCTGCATCGGGTGGTGTTATTACAGCAGCAGCAATTACATCAGATACTAATGCGGCGGGCGGAACGGTTGCCTTTGCCACGATTGAAACATCCACCTCAGTCGTTAAAGCTCACTGCGCGGTTGCAGCGTCAGGCAGCGATATTGACTTAACTAATGGTTTAACGGTTACCGCGGGCGATACGGTCAGCTGTAGCGCATTAACCTATACAGCAATGCCTTAAAAAGGAGAATTATCATGGCATACCGAGGAACATTAACCCGAGCAGACGTAAACCGCATTTTAACTCAGCGGTCGAAAGTCTTAATGCGTGAAATAAAAGCAGGATTAGAAGATTATAAAACTTTACTGGATGCTCAAAACAGTCAGTCAGTGGCAGACTGGACGCGTGATCTGGAAGGACTAGCAGACACAAAAAGCGCGTCATTAACCATTGTTGCTGCAACCGGTGTTATCTCCTGTATTTCAGGCGCTAACCTGTTTGCAGGTTTTCGGATTGGTCGTGACGTTCAAACAAGCAGTTTTACCAATGCTGGAAATAATATTCTTGAGACGGAAATCCTTGCTCAGACACCGGACAGTATTACAATCGCAACCACAGGGCTGGTTGATGAAACAGACACAAATGCGCGCTGTCAGGAAGTCCCGATCCAGGCTGAGAAAGACGAAACCAACGCGGCTATTGCGACAGCTTTAGCATTTAAAAAGTTCGATGATTTAGGCACTGGCGCTACTGTAACAGCAGAAGACCTTTACGCATTGCTTCGTGATTATAATTTATAATGGCCCGTTTTCGTATTTACTACGGGGATGGATCGACATTTACAGACGGCGATAAGGGAGAACCCGCCTCATTTGGTGTGATTTGCATTCTCCAAAGACGCGGTGACAGCCCTCGATATCATGTAGTAAGCGGGACGCCTTATTATATTTTTGTTGATGGTGAATGGCTCCCTGCATGGCAGAACGATGTTTTTTATAGGTTGCTGGTATTAAAAGGCACGATGACAAATATCCTTGAGGGACTATTAACGACAAAATCCCAATTTACTGAAGTATACGAGCAAGCAAAGGCAGACCGTGAAAAAGAATGTCTACATAACGACTAAAGCTCATCTAGAATGGGATGAAGAAAAGCGACAATACATTGCCATTACTGATGAGGGTTATTGGTATAGCGGCCCTTTAGCATTAGCAACAACCCCTCCAGTATTAGAGGTCACAGACTGGGCATTTTTTGATGATGGAACCGAGTCCGGATCTTCCATCATTGGGACTAAAAACACTAATCCCACGCTTGATGTTGATACGCTTTATCAATTCAGGACGGGGCTTGAAGAAACAGGCGGTAATTTAGGTAAAAATCAAACGCCTCAATTACAATATAACCATAATGCCGGTGGCTGGAATAATGTTACCGGTTCCAGTTTGGTTATTCAGGCAGTTGCTTCTGCGAACTTAACGGACGGCGGTGATACGACACAACGGCTAACTGCCTTTACTTATGATTCCTCTAACGAGGGTATTGATGAGGTAGACGGGTTAGCGGGTGGCGCTACTGCTGATTTAATTAGCAACGGTTTTGAGGCGTTGTTCTCGTTTCAGATCATTGGCGCTGATGTTGCCAACAACGACACGATACAGTTAAAGATCGTAAACGGTGCTGACGCTGATGCCGATTATACGACTTATAATCAAACAGACGCCACAATAACAGCAAATGTAGGTGTTGTTGACCATGTCGCTACCGGCGCATTATTAGCCCAGTCAGCTACCATAGCCGGAACAGCTTTACGCGACCAAACTCACGACGCCACCGGAACGCTTCTTGCTCAAAGTGCTGTTATTGCAGGAACAGCGGATAGGGCGACTGTTCACGAGGCTACCGGTGCACTAACCGCACAAGACGCGGTCATTGCGGGTACGGCATTAAGAGACCAGACCCATGACGCAACCGGCGCCCTGGATGCTCAAAGCGCTGTAATTGCTGGGACAGCCGCGAGAGTCGGGGCACCTATTGACCATGTTGCCACGGGTGACCTGACTGCTGATCCGGCGGTTATCGCGGGTACTGCGTTACGCGATCAGACGCACGATGCTACAGGGGCTTTAACAGCTCAATCTGCTACAATAACTGGAACAGCAGCACGATCAACACCAGGTGGATTTGTTTCTGCTTGGGCTAATGGAGCGAATCAAATATTATGAGTATATTCAAAAAAAATACGGCTGTTACAGGATTTCCTTTCACGCTTATCTCGGCCACGGATGGGAGTGCTATTACTACGGGAACTCCGGTAGGTTATGTCACGTTAGATGGTGGGGCTCAAACCGCAATCGGAGATGTAACCCCTGTACATGAAGGCAATGGGCAATGGACGTTTGATTTAACTGGCGCAGAAATGAACGGTGATGTGGTTGGGTTCCTAATTACCCATGTAAGCGCAATTAACGTGCATTTTACCATTAAAACAGATACTAAAATTGTATCTGAAGTATCTACTGAATTAGCTACTGCTCAAGCCGATTTAGACATAATTACGGGCGCAGACGGCGTTAATTTACTCTCCGCGACACAAGCGAGTATTGATGCGATAGAAATCGACACCGCATCAATGGGTATCACTAAAAACGCAACCTTTAGTAATTTTGAATTTCCCATGGTGTTGACTTCAGATCACTATACAGCCGCAACAGGATTAACGGTAACAGGTGAGAAAAGTATAGATGGTGGTGCTTTCGCTGCGGTTAGTGGGGCGATTGCCGAAGTGGGCAGCGGCGTTTATCAATGTGATTTACTTGCAGCCGACACTAACGGAGATGTTATTACTTATAAATTCTCATCAGCAACCGCAGATGACACAATTATCACGGTGACAACTCGCGCATGATTGTTCGCTGGGGCAGAAAAGGACTGATAGCCGGCGCTTATGCGGTTACGTTTGTTACTGCTGTTAGCTCAGTTAGCTATATTAACGAAGTTCAAGCAAGACCCAGCTTTAAACAAGAAGTTAAATTTGTTACGCCCGTTAGCGCATCGGTTAATACGATTAATCGGGTTCAAATACGTCCTGATATTAAGTTTGAATTCAGACATTTAACCCCTGTTAGCGCATCGGTTAATACGGTTAATCGCGTTCAAATACGTCCTGATGTTAAGTTTGAGTTTAGACATTTAACGCCAGTAGAAACGATCGATATTATTGAAACAGCAGGCGGAAGCGGATACCCAGCATGGGTAAAAGTACAGAATAAAGAAGTTTTTAGTGAGAAAGAAGCGTATGCCACGTTACGAAAAATGCGGGAAAGGGTGGAACAACGGGGTATTTCGGCAAGAGTTTTAAAGAAGCGAGAAAAAGAACTAAACATAGCCGAAAGTGAGGTTGTAAAGCGTTTAGGTCGCCGATATGCCGAGATAATAGGCGAAAAGTACGATAACTTGACTGGATTCGTAGATGCACTAAGATTTAGTGAGTCTTTAGGTGAAATGTCAGAAGAAGATATGGAACAAATATTATTAATCTTATTAATAGATGAGGTCACTTAATGCCGTTATACAAATACAGATGCCCAAATGACCACGAATTTGAGCGATTCCTAAAACTCGATGATTGGATGGAGAAACAATATTGCGAGTGCGGCAATAAAGGCAAGCGTATTATCGGCACCCCAATGATTCTCTCTAAAAAGTTTGAGAGCTATGAATCACCGATAGATGGCACCCCTATCACTAGCGCGAAAATGCGAAAGGAAGAAATGGCAAGGCATGATTGCGTAGATTACGAGCCAACAATGAAAGAAGAGTCCACAAGAATAATGAAAGCAGGAGAAGCCGCCTTAGATAAAGAGGTGGATAAGACTGTTGATAAGTTTTGGGATGGATTATCGTCCGACAAAAGAGAAGACTTTGCAAAAGAAGTGTCAACCACAGATATAAATTACTCAAGAGGAAGTTAAAATGGATCCAGAAATCGCAGACAGCGTAGAAACAGAAGTAGTCGATGCAGGCCCAACAGTCGAGCCGGTAGAAGATACGGGCTTTGATATGAAATCAGCCACAGAAAGCATTGCTAATGACCTTTTTGATCGTGGTGAAAAAAAAGAAGTTGATGAAGAAGAAACAGAGGAAATAACAGAAGAAACAGAGGAAATTGAGGCTAAAGAGCCTGAAGAAGAAACAGAAGAAGTTGAGAAAAAAGCCGCACCCGCTTCGTGGAAGAAAGATATGCACGAAACTTGGGATAAACTAGATCCGGCAGCACAAGAATATATTGAAATACGCGAATCACAAATGCGTGAAGGGTTAGAAACAGACCGCAATGATGCTAATTTAGGCCGTACCATGCGCGATACGATGGCCCCTTTCCACGATTTTTTACAGAAGAAGGGCATGGATGAGCCTACAGCCGTTAGAAACCTGATGAATATCCATTATCAGATGGACAATGCGCCAAATGAGCATAAGATACAGTTATTGCACCAACTAGCTTCCAGTTATGGTCTAAACTTAACGGGAGAACAGCAAGAAGTCGATCCAAACATCAAAACCCTACAGGAAGAGATGCAAGGAATGAGGAGTATTTTAAATGAACGTAACCAAGCTGACCTACAAGTTGCTCGGGAACGTGTAGTAAAAGAAGTAGAGGAATTTGCTTCTAAACCAGAACATTCTTATTTTGAGGAAATCGAGGGAGATATTGCGCAATTTATCTCGTCCGGTATGTCTCTTGAGGATGCTTACGAAAAAGCAGTATGGGCTAACCCAATTACTCGCCAAAAAGAGATTAATCGCATCAATGAAGAAAAAGGTGCGACCCAACTCGAAGAAGCGCGTAAAAAGGCTGAAGCTCTGAAAAAGGCGAAAGCAACTAACGTCAAAAGTCGAGACACTCAATATTCTCCTACAGAGAAAACAGGAACGATGGAAGACACAATAAAGGCCACGATGAAAGAAATTAGAAGTCGTGGTTAAACCGTAAACTAAATAAGGAGAAGCCTCATGGCATCACCAAATAGCACTTTTACGGAATTGGTATCCACCACGTTCCGTAAGCACCGTAAAGAGATCAAAGATAACGTATCTAACCGTAACGCTTTGCTCAAGTATTTAATGAAGAAAGGTAATTATACGAAAGAAGATGGCGGTCTAACGATTGCTACCCCTCTTGATTACGCTGAAAACAGCACTTATCAACGCTTCAGTGATTGGGATACATTAAATATCTCAGCCTCAGACGTTATTTCAAGTGCTGAATACCAGTGGCGACAAATTGCGATCAATGTTGTAGCAAGTGGTCGTGAATTACGTATTAACTCAGGCGATTCAAAGATCGTAAGTTTGGCAAAAAGCCGTATCAAGAATGCGTTGCGTACATTTAACAACAATTTCTCAACAGATATTTATTCTGATGGTACCGCGACTAACCAGATAAACGGCTTGCAAGCTCTGGTAGCTGATGCAGGAACAGGTACAGTGGGTGGGATTGATTCTACTGCTTATCCTTTCTGGCAAAATCAGATATTTGATTGTAGTGCCGAAACTGTAACCTCAAGCGCGACAACCATTGAAAACTCAATGATGCTGCCGTTATGGTTAAACTTAGATCGTGGCCCTGATGACCAACCTGATCTCATTGTTATGGATAATATCTATTACCAATACTTTGAAGCATCACAAACATCACTAAAACGCTATATGTCTTCTTCTAAAGCTGACGCGGGTATTGTCTCGTTAAAGTATAAGAGCGCAGACGTATTATTCGATGGCAACTCTGGTATCCCTACTGAACACGCTTATATGCTTAACACAGAATACTTCGGTTTATGTGTGCATAAAGACGCTGATTTAGAGATTATGGACGAGCAGCGTCCTATCAACCAGGATGGTGTGGTTATTCCGATTCTTTGGATGGGTAACTTAACGCTTTCAAATCGTAACCAGCAAGGCGTTATCGTAGAATAGGAGAAATAAAATGACTTTTCACATTACTGACACGGTTGCAGGTTCTCAGGCTATTGCTGATACCTCAACCACACAAAAGCACCCTTTGGGTACGATTGTCCGAGCTTACGATCCAACGTATGGCGAAGGCGAATTTATCTATTGTTCAGGTGTTGCTTCAACCGTTGTAGGCTCCTTTGCTACTATCCATGAAGATGGGTTTACAACAACTTTGCTTGCTGCCAATGATATTGGCCGTGTAGGTCTTGCTATGAGTATTAACGTAGCAAGCCAATGGGGTTGGTATCAAATCAGCGGTAAGGGCGTAGGCAAAGTTGCAGCAGGTTTTGCTGATAACGGTCTTGTTTATGCAACCGCTACGGCTGGAACGGCTGATGATGCTGTTGTTGCAGGAGATCGCGTTAAGAATTGTATTGGCGCATCTGCGGTTGACACCCCATCAACCGGATTGGCTGAAATGGAGTTAGATCGTCCTTACATGGATGATGCTTCGGCGGCGTGATAAATTGGGGGCGTAAAAGCCCCCTTTCTTAAATTCCAGACAGGAGAATATTTATGAGTATGAACGATTTAGCAGAAAGAGAAGAAAGACCGGCTTATGTTGAGTTTGAGGCACGTCCAGTAACCGATAAAGCTGCTTCTTTAGCGGCAGGTATGAATGTGTCTGTTGATGAACATTGGGCGTTAGTTACCCCCCCGTACTCGAAAGATCGAGTCGAACAGAAAGTAACAACGTGGTTTAAGAATTTAGAATTTAATGCTAAAAACAACAGAATACCGCAAGCATGGGTCAAAATGTACCATGATGCGTATGAAGCATGGAAAACAGGGCAAGAAATCCCTTTAGATGGTACACCCATTAGAAACTGGGCAATCCCTTCTCCGTCACAAGTTAAAAATTTACTTGGTGCCGGAATGAAGACCGTTGAAGACCTCGCATTATGTAATGATGAAGGTTTGCGCCGTTTAGGTATGGGTGGTATGGACTTGAGAAATAAGGCAAAAGCCTATCTTGCAAGCGCAAGCTCTGTTGTAACTGAAAATGCGGCATTAAAGAATGAAATATCACAGCTACAAGGCTCTTTAGAGTCCATGCAACAACAAATAAATATCATGGTCAATCAGGGTGCGAGAGTGGTAGAAGTGCCCGAGGTTCCACGTGAAACAATATCCGCTTCTGATATTATGGATGAAGCTCCTAAAAAAGCCGTACCTAAAGGGTTTGGCGTTCCAGCAGTACAAGACCCTACGTTAGTGGCCGCTTACATTGATAAATTTGGCAAAAAACCTAATCATTTAGCTAAAGATGCGACAATACGTAAAAAGTTAGAGGAGTAAATTATGACCATGCTCTCTGTTGTTCAGCGCCATTGCAGGCGTTCAAATATTCCTGCGCCTACTACAGCCATGGGGTCAACAGATGATCAAGTTTTACAGGTTGTCGCCCTTCTTGAAGAAGAGGGTAACGACCTGGCAAGTCGTGGAGATTGGCAAGCCTTAACCAGAGAAGCAACGCATACAACAGTGGCTACGGAGTCTCAAGGCGCAATAAACGCCATTGCTGCCAACGGTTATGATCACATTAAAAACAATACAATATGGGACAGGACTGAGACTTTACCCGTTTATGTTATTGATGGCGTGGATTGGCAAACTGAGAAAGGCTTTGCTATCACCTCGCCTCATTATCAAGCGCGTATTCGGGGTAATGAATTATTAGCCATTCCTACGCCTGTTGCGGGTAATACGTGGGCGTTTGAGTATATTAGTAAAAACTGGATTGTTGGTGCTGACACAATAACCTACTCACAATATTTCAATATTGATACAGATACCTTTTTGCTACCTGAAGAAATCTTATTAAAAGGACTTCGATGGAGGTGGAAAAAAGAAAAAGGGCTCGAATATGCTGAAGACTTCACTTCTTATGAATTTATGGTTAAAGATGCACTGTCAAGACAAGGTATGCACAAGCCACTTAATATGAGTGACGGCAGATCGTCACGAAATCCCCACGTTATTGTGAATGACACCTTTCCATTATGAGAAGACCCTCTAAAAATAGAAATCCTGTAAAACAGCAAACATCAACTGTTTTTAGTATTTCATCTCCAACAGGTGGATGGAACGCAAGAGACTCTGTTGCAAATATGGCCCCTAATGATGCAATACGGCTTAAAAACTGGTTTCCTACTACGACAGATTGTGAAATAAGGGGCGGTAATACCTCTCACGCAACGGGTGTCACAGGTACGGTTGAGTCTTTAATGACGTATAACGCTATGAATGGCACAAATAAGATGTATGCGGCAAGCGACAGCGATATATGGGACGTGACAAGTGCCGGTGCAGCAGTTGCTAAGTCAGCAACAGTAACAAATGGTCGGTTTCAAAATATTAATTTCGGTGATGGCACAAGTAATTATTTAATCATGGTAAACGGGGTAGATGCTCCAATTTACTTCGATGGAACAACCTTCCTTACGATTACGGGTGTAACCTCACCTTTATTAAGCGGTGTTACTTTAACTTCCCTCATTCACGTTAATGAGTACAAAGGTCGCTTATTTTTTATAGAAAAAGACACATTATCATTTTGGTATCTTGCGGCAGGCGCGGCAGGTGGAGCCTTAACTGAGTTTGACTTATCGTCCTTTTGTGTTCATGGCGGTTATTTGATGTGGATGGCCACATGGTCATTTGACTCCGGTGATGGCCCTGATGATGCCGCTGTCTTTATGACATCCGAAGGTGAAGTTATTGTTTACAGAGGCACGAACCCTTCTGCCGCAGCCGATTGGGTTTTAACCGGCACTTTCTATGTTGGGAAGCCTTTAGGAAGACGCTCATTTGTTAAGTTTGGCGGCGATTTAATCGCGATTACTCAAGATGGCGCTTTTCCTTTGTCAAAAGCCCTTCAAACCGCACAAATTAGCAATGATTTTGCTGTAACGAATAAAATTGAGGCTGCCTTTACTGATTCCGCTAGTAATTATGGATCTAATTTTGGATGGGAGGCGATACTTCATCCCCTCAAGACAGCGTTAATTTTTAACATTCCTATTGCTGAAGGTGGAGAACATAAACAGTACGTAATGAACACTATTACAACGTCATGGTGCGAGTTTGATATGTGGAACGCAGAGTGTTTTGCCGAACATAATGATGAAATTTATTTTGGTAGCGGAACAGCCGTTTACAAGGCATGGTCAGGAACAGCCGATGATGGAAGCAATATTATTGCCGAAGGAAAAACCGCCTTTAATTATCTAGGCGAAAGCACTCAACAAAAGAAATTCAATATGTTTCGGCCTATGTTGAATGTAAATGGCGATATTTCATTTTTATCAGATTTAGATACCGACTTCAGGGACGATCCCATAAACGGAGCAGCCTCTTATTCAGCAACATCATCTGCTATATGGGACACCGCTGTATGGGACGCAGCCTTTTGGACTTCAGGACTCACCGTTGCTCGCAAGTGGTCATCGCCAAGCAGTTATGTTGGCTTTAATGTTGCCGGTAAATTAAAGGTTGAAACAAACTCCTTAGAGGTTCATTGGATAGCTAATGACTACGTTTATGAGCATGGTGGTGTTTTATGATATTTCAGATTGAAAAAATTGAAGATATTTGGGATGAATTACAAGTCAACTATGAAGCCCATTGGCATGAAACTGAAGAATACCGCCACAATCAAAAATTGAACATGGATAAAGCCCGCTATATTCAATATGAGAATATGGGGCTATACTTCATGTATACAGTAAGGGATGGTGATAAATTAGCTGGCAACTTAGGCATTTATGTTATGCCATCCATGCACACAGGATGTTTGGTAGCAAGTGAAGACACTCTTTTCATTCTACCTGAATACAGACGAACTGGTACTGCTAATAAATTTACGAGACACGTTGAAGCAGAGCTAAAGAAAATGGGCGTTATTGAAGTCGTTATGGACGTTAAGGTAACGAATAAAGCCTATAAGCTACTTGAGAGACAAGGCTTTGAAAGAATAGGCTATAAATACTCAAAACAAATCAACGAGGTTTAAATTATGTGCAGTCCATCCCCACCTCCAGCCCCCGATTATACAGGCGCAGCCGAAGCGACCGCAGCCGGTAACTTAGAAGCTGCCCAATATGCAACGCAAGCTAATCGCCCTGACGAATACACGCCTTACGGCTCAAGAACATGGACTAAAGAAGATGTCTTTGATCAAGCGGGTTATGATGAAGCCTTAGCAGCATGGAATACAGCTCTTAGTCAAGCCCCGAGCGGCAGCTATGGAGAAGGCCCGAGAAAGTCACAATTTACAACAGACAAATGGAGCTCTAATATAAATATGACCCCAGAGGGTCAAGCCTTATTTGATGCTGAGAATCGCAACAAAGCAGGAATATCGCAATTAAGTGAACAAGGAATGGCGCAATTAGGTGATGTTTTTGGTAATAAGTTCGAGTTAGACCAAAATAGACCGACTTATGAGGGGCCGGGAACGTATGGTGAAAATCGTCAAAAAACGATGGACGCTATGCTTGCAAGGGTTAATGAGCAAACTGAACAAGACCGAGACAATAAACGCTCACAGCTTATTGCTCAGGGCATTCCACCAGGTAGCGAAGCGTGGAAGCGGGAAATGGATCAAATTAATGAGAATTTGACTGATGCACGTCAACAAGCCGAAATAGCCGCAACCGACCAAGCAGGTCGTGAATATCAATCTTCATTAGCGGGCGCAGAGCAACAATATGGCGCTCAGACTGATGAACGAAGCCGTATGATTCAAGAATTACTCATGAATCGCCAAACACCACTGAATGAATACAATGCTTTCCAAACTGGATCTCAGGTCAATATGCCTCAATTCGGCGCTTATGGACAACAACAGACAACGGCTGGCCCCGATTATACCGGAGCAGCCGCGGCTCAATCAGCTTATGATATGGGTGGTTATAATGCCGGTGTTGCGGGTAATAATGCGCTGCTTAACACAGCAGGTATGTTAGGCGGATCTTACTTGATGAGTGGAAGATAATGTATAGCGCAGAGAGAGAGCAGCTAGCCAGACGACAAAAAATGCTGGACATGCTAACACAGCAATCCATGACGCCAAAGCAAACCCAAATGGTCAGTGGTCGCGCAGTTCCGCAAGGACTATTAGAAGGAATATCCCCTATTATTCAGGCTATGATGGCGAAGAAAGGGGGTGCTGATATTACGAGCCGCACGAAAGAATTGGATACTCAGGAAGCTCAAGGTGTAAAAGACGCCATGAGCGATATAATGACTCAGTACAAAGGTGCGCCACAGCGCCCTTATGAAATGTCACCAGAAGAACAATTCCCCGATGAGCCACAAATTCAGGGATTAAAGTCTGCCGCCATTCCTGCCGATCCAACCGGCGCAGCCATGAATGTTGCGACCGATCCCTTTTTATCCAAAAGTAAACCTGCTCAAGCCATGATGATGCAATTAATGAAGAATAAAAGCTCTGCATCCAGAAGTGGCGGAAACCCATATTTTAGCTTCTTACCAACTGAGGGCGGCTATGCTATAGGCGATAATAGAAAAGGCACAATAAGCGATCCAGCTAACCCTAAGTATCGGGGTGTTTTGAAAGGATCGGATAGCCCAACAATAAAAGGTGATCAAAGACAAGCTATCTCTGATGTTGATTTAAAAATGAAGCCCAAGATTGAATCCGCTGTGATTACTGCCAAGAAAGGCGCGGAACGCGAACACAGCATGGATAATATTACCTCAATCATAGATCAAGCTGATGCAATTATGGATAAAGGAGTAGCAACAGGAAGTGGTATTGGCTCATGGGTGGATGCAGGCGGAAGACTTATTGGACAAACCAGCGAGTCTGCCCAAGCAGCAGCCGAACTAGAAGCTATTGGTGGCGCATTAACAGGCAAGATGCCTAGATTTGAAGGGCCGCAGTCTGATTATGATAGAGAGTATTATCAGCAAATGGCTGGACGAGTTGGTAATAGAGATGTTCCTTTAGCCGAAAGAAAAGCTGCTCTGAAGCAAGTAAGAGAGCTATGGGCTAAATACGACAAAAGCGCCAAACAATCAGGAACTTTTGATGGAGAAAAAGAAAAACGCTATCAAGAGTGGAAGGCTAAACAGCAGTGAGCGAGCAGGAAGACTTTGAATTTAGATTAAGGTTTGAGCAAGAGCAGGCTTCTCCTGAAAAACTGACGCTTGGAACTTTACCACCAGAGCAACCACTTGAAAAAAGCCCAATTCCTATCTTTAATCAAGCGCGTGAAAGCGGATTAGTAAAAGGCTATTTAGATCCGGCTGAGGGTGCTAATCAGCTTATACAGCATACTCTACCACCTTCTTTATCTAATCCAGCCGTTAAAGAAATGATGGATACGCGCATTAAGCGCGAAGAAGATGTTTACCAAAAAAATCGCGTTAAGCAAGGCGACGAAGGTTTTGATTGGACGCGCATGGTTGGTCAAATGACTTCTCCGACAACCGTTGCCGCTGGAGGCGTTAAATTGCCAGCAACATTAGGCAAGAAAGTCTTGCAATCCATTCCTATGGCCGCGACTTTTGGCGCAATACAACCTGTAACGGGTGATAACTTTGCGGCTGAAAAAGGGCTTCAAATTGGCGCTTCGGCTGCACTCGCTCCTTTATTCCCTTTATTGATTGCCGGAGGGAAATGGTCGTCTACTAAAATTTCCGACGCCTTTAGAAATAAAGACTCGGTAGCCTTTAGAGAGCTATCAAAAGACATTAATGAGCTTTTAGGTAAGTCAAAAGGCAAGGTAGAAGATGCACTATTGAATTATAAAACCCGCATCAGCAAACCAAACTCACCGCAAGCAATCGCTCAATCTATCCGTGAAACGAACAAAACAGGTGTTGCGGATGAATATGGCGGATGGGTAGCTAAGCTTCATAAAGAGGTTAGCCGTCATCCTTCTGTTGGAGACAGGCTAAAAACAACTTTGTCGCAGCAAGAATTAAATCGTGGAAAGGTCGTAGGAGCCATTGCAGGCACAGACGATCAATTAGCTGACAAAGTATCTGCTAGAGCAAGTAACGCCCTTAAAAACTACGGTAAGGCGTATGATAAACAGATTAGAGCTAATCCAGAGCTTGCTCAAATATTTGATGATCCATTTGTTGCTAAAGCTAATGCTGCGGCTCAAGATACTGCAAGATCATTAGGTATCGATCCAAAAGCAAATCTTACTGAGTATCTTCATGTTGTCAAAGTGGCAATGGATAAAATGCTTGATAAGAATGCTGAAAAACCCCTTGATTCAATGGGTAAAAAAGCGGTAATGGGTGCAAAAACTAAACTCGTTGGATGGCTAAAGAAAAAGAACCCGCTTTATGATGAAGCGAGATCCGCATATTCAAAAGAGTCTGTCCCGATCAATCGAATGAAAGTGGGGAAAGTGGTTGAAGATGCTCTCGTTAATGTAAGAGAAGGCGAGTCTCCTAATACTTACTTGGGCGCAATGAAAAACGCACCTCGCACTATCAAGAAAGGTGGAGGAAGTCGTTTTCAGACCATGAAAGAGGTTTATCCTGCTTCTACGATTAAAAAATTAAAGTCTGTTGGAGAGGAATTATTAGATCAACAAAAAGTGACTAAGATGGTATCAGGCACAAATTCACCTTTGGAGGCTTTGTTGGCAAAAGAAACTATCCAAGCACCTAAGATTTTAAAGCGTGAAGTCGTTATCTTTAACCATATTATGAGCAAGCTAAGCAAAGGCAAAAACCCAGAATACCAGAAAGTATTAGGCGATATGCTGGATAATCCAGATGAATTACTAAGGGCACTCAAATCAACTGACGGGATAAAAACTCAAGTTGCTAAAGATATTATGCAGCAAATGAGTATTATCGGAGCAAGTCAGCAGACTTCAGGCAATATAGGAAGGGTAAATAAATGAAACAGATAATGGAGGTGTATAATGCCTTATAATGGTAGTGGAGTTTGGACTGCGCCAGCCGCATCATTCCCTGCCGTATCAGGTACGGTAATTGATAGCGCGAAATACAATGCAGTCGTTAATGACATCGCTTCGGCCTTAACTTCAGTTATTACTAAAGACGGTCAAACGACTGTTACAGCAAATCTTCCAATGGCAACCTATCGTCATACAGGTGTGAGTGATGGCGCTAGTTTAACTGATTATACCTCCGTTAATCAGGTCGTTGATAACACATTAGCCTATGGTGGTGCGAGTGCGGTAGGTACAGATGCGTATGCGGTTAATCTTCCTATTTCCCCCGGTGCTTATGTTCCTGGAAATAGGTATCAATTCAAAACAGATGTGGCTAATACCGGCGCATGTACTATTGATTTTAGCTCATTGGGTGCGAAACCTATAAAACTGTCCGATGGATCAGATCCTCATGATGGCGCTATCCAAATAGGGATGGTTGATGTTATTTATGATGGCACTAACTTTGTCTTATTAAACCCTTATTTCACCGGATTAAAGTCTCTAGTTACGAAAACAGAATTAGATATTTTAGATGGCGCAACGGTTACTACAAGCGAACTAAATATTTTAGATGGCGCAACGGTTACTACAAGCGAACTAAATATTTTAGATGGCGCAACGGTTACTACAAGCGAACTAAATTATGTTGATGGCGTTACTTCTGATATTCAAACTCAACTAAACGCAGGTACTCAACAATCAATACTCAATAATAGCAATCATATCTCCGGCCTTATCTTGTCAAATGATACCGATACAGCCCATGATATAAATATCACAGCAGGAAACGCAAACGACTCAACTAACACCTATTCAATGAACCTTGCAACAGAAATAACAAAAAAGATTGATGCTACATGGGCTGCGGGTGATGATTTAGGTGGGCTTTTCACTGGCACTGTCGCAATAGATACGTGTTATCACGTTTTCTTAATTAGAAAAGATTCAGATGGAACTATTGACGCTGGGTTCGATACATCAGTAACAGCGGCCAATATTCCGGTTGGATATACGGCCAATAAATGGATAGGAGCTATATTAACAGATGGATCGGCAAATATATTAAGTTTTACGCATGACGGCGATCGATTCTTTTTCAATACTCTTATAGCAGAATATGGTACTTCAGCAGAAACAGGGTCGGCAGTCACCAGAACATTGTCAACCCCTTTAGGCATTAGAGTTAATGCTCTATTGATAATAGGGTTTAGAGAAACTGTATCGGCTCCGGCGTGGCTTTACGTTTCAGATCTATCGAGAACAGATGAAGCAGCTACATCAGGATTAGCTAATATCAATAGTCCATCTGCCCTTAATGAGGACAACTGGACAACTATGGAGGTAATGACAAACACATCATCTCAAATAAGAACTAGAGCCGACTCTTCTGGCGGCGCTACATCAATATTAACTTATGGATGGGAAGTGGATAGGGGTTCGGTATAATGAAAGTATTATGTAATTTAATCACTAAGAAAATAGAAAGCTTCTCTCGTCGGGATGAGATACCTCATGATCCTAATCTCTGTATCGCGATTGATATAAGTTATGTACCTGATATGGAGCAGGAAATGCTTAACGATACGAATGACGGACTTCGCGCAATCACACAAGCGGAAATTGATGCAGATATTGAAATGGAAAAAACAATAGAAGCAAGCAACCTAACTAATGTAAAAACCGCATTTATTGTTTTCATCACAATTCTTTGGGAAAACAGCGCAGAATTAAGAGCAGCGTATGCAACGGCTGCGGATATGGCATCTGATGCAGTGGCGCGATATAGGGCCGAGTTATGAAAGAAGCCCTAAAAGAAATGTTAATTCAGTATGAGGCTGACTAATGATAGAAAGCTTCCTACCTGCTAATTGTTACTCTAAAAACAGGATGAAGTCTGTTGATGGTGCGGTGGTTCATTTTATTAGTGCGCGATATACAATGCCTAAAAACCCGTTTAACACAAAGGAAATTATTAACATATTAAAAGAATATGGTTTTTCGTATAAGTATATTATTGACCGAGAAGGGTCTGTGATCGAATTAGTCCCTGAAAACTTTAAACAGTACCACGCCGGATATTCAATAATGAATGGACGTGAAGACTGTAATAGCTTTACAAATGGTATCGCTTTGTTTGGTGGGTCAATATGGCCTTATGATGACAGACAAATATTGTCATTGGCTGAACTCTTAGGGCAAGACATGACTAAGAATAAGTACACGCTTGACTCAATAAAGGGGCACGATGAAGTAAGGGCAGATTGGAATAAAGCTCACCCAGACAAGAAAGCTGATATAAAACATGATCCAGGTGAACATTTTAAATGGGAAATATTAAATGACATGCTTTACGGCGTGTCTTTCGCAAATAGTGGTCGAATATAATGACGCATAGTGGGATGAGGTAAAGATTTAACAATAGTTTACATTTGTATGTGGGAAAACTCACAAAGAGATGAATATCCGCCTTGCTACACTAACTTATAATAGGTCTTAAATGAACATGAAAAAAGCGTTTAAAGCGTTAAAAACTGATGAGGTTGAAAGCAAGCGCGTGAATGACCCATTTATGAGAAAGATATTGTGGTACCTTGGCGGTCTAGTTTTAGCATCAGCCGGCGCAATTCTGGTCATGCAAGTTCAAATATCAAATAATACTAAGGCTAATGAAATACTCGGTAAAATAAGTATTTCTATCCAAACCCTAATTGATAGCGGAGCCCATCGTAATGACTTGCTCTCAGCGCTAACAAAAAAGACTGAGCAAGTTGAAGACAGATTACTTAAAGTTTATGGCGAGCAACAACGTAGAGGCCCACGTATTACCCGCCTTGAGAAAGATGTTGATCAACTAAGGAGAAAGAAATGATTAAGAAAGCGTTAAAATCAAAAACAATGCGATACGCGCTCATTATTGATTGTTTAGCGATTATCCAGATAAATGCTGAAGAACTCAGGGCAGCAATACCGGCTGAGTATTACGGGTATTTCCTGATCGCTGTAGGTATCGGCATAAAATATTACCGTTATAAAACAAGTGAGCCATTAGATGCTAAGTAAGATTAAAGGCTATTTGATTGCTGCTGGGCTCGCCATCATGGCCTTTGTTGGGGTTTATCTAAAAGGCTCTAGCGACCAAAAGAACAAGGCTAAGGTCAAGCAGAAGGATATTGAATTAGACGCTTACAAAGCTTCTGTGGAAGCGGTAAGAAAAGGTGACAAAACAACAGGAGAGAACAATGAAAAAGCTGATAATGGTGATTTCTCTGGTTTCAATCGTTAGCTGCGCAACACCTACGACTCCGGCATTCCCTGAGATTAACTGTATTCCTACAGATAAACTGTCTGATAAACAACTGTCAGAATTATCAGAATGCAAAAAAGACATGGATAAATGTATTGTTCCACGTGGAACACTCCTACAAATACTCAACAACCATCAAAATAAATCTACCTGCTTAGAGGCTTATAAGGCGGCAGCAGGAAAATATAATTAAAGTCTATTTAATGAGTGCCACGCAACCGGCGCTCAAGATTGTCATAACCCTGCTTTAGGTTTTCATTAAGATTGTTAATGTGAGCAGGCTCATTTGATCGCGATAACTCAAAATCTTTTAAAACGTCCACGAGATCGCCTTCACCTCTTAAGTGAGCGATTGCTCGTATTTTGTCAATTTTGTCACACATATCCGAAATATAGTGCATTTTGCACGAAAATCAAGCAATTTACAGGATACCCTTATCAATTATCCGCCTAGTTGTCAGCACAACGGCACGTAAAACATAAAAATATTCTTGCTCGATATAAAACGCCTCGGCCTTTGTCGGCGTCCTTCGCCGATCATATAAATCATGGCAAGCAGAACACCCGTAAAATCCAGCGCAATCATCCGCTTTTTGGCTTGTCCCTTTACCTGCGAAATGCTCGTTTAAATGACAGAATACCGTTGTCGATTTATCGTAATTACAGATTGGGCTATTAATCGTGCATTCTTCATTCTTAGCAGAATCAAGAATTTTTTTGTTTCGGTAAGGTATGCGTTTTTCTAAGTTCATATCATCCCCATTGATCGGCTATTGCAGTTGCAATACCTTGAAACGTAGTTGATCTTAATTTCCATCTATCCGGCCCGGGTGACGCCCTATGTATTGCAGACCATCTTTTGTGTTCATCTGTGCCAGGCTTCGGCGGATTTAATTTATCTGTTGGCACTAATTCTGGCAATCCAATTAATTCAAACCCGGTTGCTTTAAAAGCTTCATCACCAAACCACCAAGGCTGTACGACCTGTCGTTTACCCGGGTTAATTCTTTCTTTTGCATATTTGTGCATGATTGGATTTTCAATTGCTTTCTTAGGTATTGGCGCATCACGCAATAATTTATAAAATTCAGCGCCTTCATCTAGTTCTTGCCACATTTCTTCCAAAGTTCTGCCTTTTGGAGGATTATGCAACCATCTCACGCCGCTATTTGTTAGCCTTGTGCATGGCGGATGCGCAATCATTAAGTCAAAACCATGCGGCGCTATCATTGCAGCCGTTCGTCCATCTCGAAGCAAATCCATAACATCACCCTGATAATGCGGCCCCGGGCTTTCTGTAGGTAGCAAGTCGCAGCTTATCGCGTCATGGCCCTGCTTAATAAATGCGTCCCTAACGGTTCCAGAATATTCACATGCAATCAATATTTTCATTATCTCACCTCAGCTAAAAGAAACTGCCTGAAGCACGTCATTCTCCGTCAACCCATTACCGAAGCTTTCAAGAAAAACGTCAATAGCGGCACTAAAAAGCGCCTTAAACTCGTCCTCTTCCATCGTCTCGAACGAGATTGATCGAGGCTTGAACATCGTTGTCCCGTTGGGAGCGACAACCGTGTCAAAAAATCCGCACTTCATTGTTAGCCAGTAACGGTACGCCTCAAGCTCTGTAAAATGGTCTTGCATGCCGAACGTCTGAGTTACGAAAACAAAAAAACGCTTATGGTTCTCATAGTTCCGCGCCATTTTTATGTCAGCAGAAATAATCTGTCCGACTTCACGCCGGTCAATATATTTCTTAGTATCATCGTCATGTGGAATTAATGACTTATTGGGCAGGACTCTAAAGAATGCTTTCATCCGTACTGATCCAGATAAACCGTTAAGTCGCATATCTTGGCATAATCAATATTATGTTCTGCCGTTTTGCGTGTACTTCTAAGGTTTATCGACCTTATAGTGCTCGGTGCGACATCAAACTTTTTAGCCAGTTTTGGTAATGATGCGGCCATGATTCTTTTCGTGTAAAGCTTATCCAGGTACAGTAGGCGCTTATTCAGCATGTAAATATGGCCGTTTAACTCTTCATCATCCAAGCTGGTTAATT